TGTATGTGTCATCTTGTAGTCTTCAGCCATCTTACTACTTGGTCCTAGGTTAGTTGGGTCTATTGCCTTAGACATAGACTCTACCTTATCTAGGAAATCAGGGTTGTTTACAATAGATGCGGCTTTAACCGCTCCTACTTTGGTGATATATCCTAAAGCAAACATATCACCAACAACCGCCATAGGGTCTTCTGCTAACTCTTTCCTTAGATTGTGGAATCCGTTCTCAGGGTCGTATCTAGTCTTGTAGTAGTCTGCGAACGCAGTAGCCACTTGTTTTGATTCTTCATTCCAAGCCATATCATCAGGTAATGCGTGTTGTACAGCGCCTGATACTAAACTAGCAATAGCGTCTGCTGTCTCTAAAGGATTTTCTCCTGCTGTAAACAAATCATCAGAGGCTTTACCGATACTTGAGCCTATATTGCTAGGGATGTGTCTCAATATGCCTTGCGTCTCATCATATCCTGTTACATTGCCTTGTGCCGAGCGCTTCATGTTTCCACGCATGTTCTTATACAAAGGACCAAGAACATCACCTGTTGTATCAAAACCTTTAGCAACAACATCATCGCCACGAGAGAATAAGTCTTTAGCGCCTTCCCAAGCGCCTGATGCTGTATCTGTAATACCTTGCTTTAGGTTATCTGAAATCTTCTGTGCGTCTTCCCACTTCTGTGCCTGTGTTCTTGTATCAGGCTTATTGAAGTCTTGGTATAAGTCTTGAGCGCCTTGGTAAGCATCTGAGCCAAACTCTTTAGCACCTTCGTATAAGTCTGTTGCGCCATCTGCAATGTTACCGCCTAGATTTCTAACAAAGTCTTGTGACTGCTGAGTGATGTTTTGATTCTGCTCTAGCCAAGAAGGTTTTGTTGTCTGAGGTGCTACATTTGCTACACGTTCTACATCGTTGATGCCCGACATATTATTACGACTATTCGCATAGTTATCTACACGTTGGTCATAGTGAGCATTACCAAAATCATCGGTGTCTAGTGGATTGCCAAAATCATCAGTGTTTCCATAGACTGAATCTTGGTAGTGTTTATCAACAGTATTAAGAGTTGAGCGATGCTCTGCTAAGATGTCGCTCATGCCCAAACTACCCATAGCATTTTCAAACTGTAGGTCAGTTAATGCCTTGCCTTCTTTCTTAAACATTTCTACCATAGCCATAGCTTGAGATGGGTCTACGTTAGGTGTTAGGTCTTGGAATGTGCCTGTATCTCTTTGTGCAATTCTCTCACCACCTTGGTAATCACTCATTACTTGACGAGCATCAGTGTAATCTGTTTGTTCAGGTAGCCATGGTGCAATAGTTGCTTGTTGGTTCTGAGCCATTGACTCTTGACTGCCTGGCATGAATGATGATTGCGGTACAGGTTGCATCATTTGTGGTGAAGGCTGTACAACTTGTTGTCTTCCTAAGTCGATTGTTTCTGTTGGAGCATCTAATAATCCCGATGTAAACTCAGGTGTAGCAAACATAGGACCTGAGTTCTCTGATGTGTGTCCTGGGTGTAGAGGTGTGCCTACTTGTGCTTGGTAAGCATTACCTTGTTCATCAAATCGTGTCTCCCAATTATTTTGAGTTGGGTCATAAACCGTGCCACCACCTGTTAAATTAACACCCTCTTGACTTAGTAAAGCATCGAATAAACCCATAAAGCAGACCTGAATATGACAAATATAGGCGCTATCTTACCATATCACACAATGCCCTTTACGTTTCTTTTGATTGACTTACCCCATGACTCTGCCATAGGTCTGTAGCCGATTGCTAGGTATCTGAAAGCATCTGCTCCATGAGATGACCAATCNTGTCTAGGTCNTGAGCGCCAAGTCTTACCGTTCTCATCATAATCACGAGAATAGTTGATTAAACAATCTACGCCTTTCTCACACTTAACCTCATCGAACCAACATTTGTCTAGTAGTGAACGCACTGCCTGAATACCATCATCAACCATAAGCATAGGAGCAATCTCTACGTTCCTAATACCTAGGCTATCTAATACCTCTAGCCTTGACTTACCTGAGCCTAATTCTCTCACTCTAACGTCATGTGGCAAAATGTGCTGTTCATAGACATAGCCTTTATCTTGTAATACTTTAGCATAGTGGTCTAGTCCAACACCTGATGCCTCGTAGTAATCAATGATATGAACCTCTGTGCCAATGTACTGAGCAAACCATATAGCAGTTGAATCACCTACACCTAAATCCCATGCTGTAATGACAGGCTTATCTCTACTGTATCTAACCTTACCGATTCTGCCTTCTTCTTCACATCTGCGCATCTCTGTCGTATAGTAAGAGCCTTCACTGAATATTAGGAATCCGCCTTCCCAAATATGTTTATACATATCAGGACGTTTCTTCTTATCTTCTAGTCTTTCTATCTCTAACACTTCAGGAAACCACTTGTTGTCTGACCAATTCATCTCTACTATCTTAGAGCCATCAGGAGGATTGGTTCTGAATCTTTCATGTGTTGCTGAATACTTACTCTCAGGATTCCATGTAACCCATACCTCTGAGCCTTCTTCACGAACAGTTGGGATAAGTTTAGACCATGCCATATCACTTACACCCTCAGCTTCATCTACCCACGCTAATAAGATACGAGCCTTAGATTTGATAGCATCAAGTGAACGTCTTAGTCCTACGAATGTATATGAGATATGACCATCTTTAGACCTGATGTACTTCTCGCCCACTTCATAGTAATCGTTAAGAATAGGAACTGAGCGTATTGCTTGCTTAATCTCTTCTAGTGATGAGTCTTCTAATGAGTTCATAAACTCACGACCACATAGTATCTGACCTGACCTTCCATCTTGACCCCACAGATAACCTTTCACTGCTGTCATTAATGCAAAGGTTCTTGTCTTGGCAGAACCACGTCCACCCCATGAGCCTCTATATCTAGCTTCACCCTCAAAGACAGGTACTAACTTATCAGGGATAGAAACAGATAATACTTCTTCTTCTAATACTTCAACCTCTTCTTCAGTCTTTATCATCTGCGTCTTTATCATCTGCTCTAACACCTACTAATTGAATCTTAGTCGGTTGCTTCATACTTCCATCGCTTGACATTAGGTCTTGCTCTGTCTTTTCTTTATAGCCATGGTTGTACATCATGAACTTTCCGATGTTGGCGTTAATCTCGTTTTTCAAGCCTTTATTCACTAGAGTATGCTCTTGTGTTAGCTGTACTTTGCCTAACGTGGTCGAAAACTCAGGAAACTTCTTGCCCCAATCGAACATTGTTGTCTTAGGTGTGTCTATGTATAAACACAATCCTGCTATTGTAGGAACAGCCTCTTTTAAGCCTTCCCACTTAGTTAAATACTCATCTGCTTTAGCCTGAATCTCTTCATTGTATTTAGTTGGTCTCCCTATTGGAAGGAAGTTATCTGTTTTCTTGGCTGTCATCTCTTTATTCCCATTGATTCATAATACAAGTCTTCAGGTCTAGGTAAGATAATCCCGTACTCAGACATTAGTATGTCTATCTGCTCAAGGTAATCTTTAAACTCTTTGACCTTTAGTTTTGTTGTGCTTCGTAACTCTTTGATAACACTCAACTTTGTTGTAGTTTCAGTATAACCTAAGAACTTGTCTCTTAATATAACATGTGTTTCGTCTTTAGTATAACCCAACTCTCCACCTATTACGCTTATCCACTCCCAATACAATCTGTTCTGCTTTATTGAGCGTGATTCTTTATCATCCTTTATCTCTATGATAGCCTTGTCTGAATCAGGATACTCTTTAAAGTGAGCCTGTATCATTGATTCAAGTATGTGTTGCTTAGGCTTGGTTCTTTCAATAACTCGTTTCACATCAATCCCTTACTAACTAAAATCTCTTGTGTTCGTTTCATACCCATTAGGTGACTCAATAGTAGAAATTCTTGTGAATAATCAGTTTGTACACGCCCATCAAGAACATCATGACAAGAATGACAACAATAAGCACCATGGATATCAAGACACTTAGCGCCCATACCACCACCATTAAGATGAGCCAACACCACTGTTTCATTATTAGGACCACCATAACAACCTTCTAAGCGAATAGTACATGCTTGACCCCTCGCTGATTTAGTTATCTTACTCACAATACGTTTATCTGCCAATCTATCATTGCTTCAATAACATCTGCCACTGAGTACACTACTTTAACCTCTCCACCTGCCTGTTCAATTCGTTCAATCATCTCTTTCTGAACAGGACTTAATCTACCTTTACGTGAGTCTGATGTTGCAGGTCTTTTAACCTCAAGGAAGAATGCTTGTCCTTCATGAATAATACATAGGTCTGGTATTCCTGCTTTTGCACCTTCTGCCTTTAACTTAGCAGCAACAATCTTGTTACGTTGTCCTCCATTCGGCACGCTGAAGTAGAGTACACCTCTAAGGTCTAAGTATTGGCAAATAGCTTTTTGTACCAAATGCTCGGCATCACGCATTATTTAGCCTCTCTCAATAAATTATCAATAATCTCTTTAGCACTATCACAAGTGTGTTGCCTAACCTGTTTATCATCCATATGGCTAATCCTATCTAGTAATTCTTTNACACCAACTAATGCTGTGACACATTGACGTTTATTATGACCGAACCACTTCATTTGATTGTGTTTGAATGTCCGCCACCACACGGTTTAAACATAGGTGTAGACATTATCTTTTTAGTATCTTTAGACTTACAGTAAGGA